ATTCTGCGTTAGGGTTCGTTTGAAGAACCTACCAGAACTTGTTGTCAGCGATTGATGGGTGCCACCCAAACCCTCTATCACTTCTAGGAAGCCTACTTGCTCTGTAGGTTTAGGTTTGCTGATAGGATAGTTCTTCATCGTACTCATCACCGAGAAGAAACCTGTCGTTCTATAGTCATCGAGGTTTGTGTTGTTATATTCAATGATTGCAGCACCTCGGACTTCTGTAAGCTTATGGTGCTGGATTGGCTTTGAACCTGAATAAATCAATCCGTTGACATCAAGCGCCCCATTTTCCCGATATTTACCAATACCCACACCTTGTTGATCATAGGACATAATCAGTTTATCGGTCGGAACTGTAGTTTGAAATTCTGAGGGCGAAAATCTATCCTCTAGTTTCCCTGTGACTATGAATGAGGTATCCGCAGGGTATTCCTTGCCCAAATTTGCATTAGATGCCTTAAATTCAGAAATGCTTGACCATTCGCCACCAGCTGATCCATTATCTGCTACAACATTGCTAGTTCCTACTTTTGTTGTTGTAAAAGTCAGCTTCATGGTATTTTTTTGAACGCCATTCACGCTTAGTGGCGCTATTTTAGCGAACCTCTTAATGGTTAGTGTATCTGACTTTGAGCCACTTCTGGTAACTTCAAATTTTAGCGTTGGACTGAAATAGAATAGAAACGTTATTTTAGTCTCTTTCCAATCGGACCAAATCCCACGAGAGTCTTGAACTCTTCCTCTTAAGGTCATTTGGGTATCTTTGTTTACAGAAACCTCACGAAATACCCCGCCATTAGCAGATACAGAATTGCTAGCACCTACAATTTCAGCATAATACCCAGCTATTGCAGCTCCATTTTTTGCTTGGGCTCCGTTGAACGCAACTTTCACAAGCGACATGATGGACACGAAATGTGTTGGCTCTGGAATTATCCTTTGAGTCGTTGGATTTGTATCTGTCAAAGTAAACCCAGTGAATGAGGGTTTCATGTTGTCTGTAACAACGCTTGCTGTTAGTGTTGTTGACTGCGTCTGAATCAATTCGCCGTCTACATAAGTATCGACATATATAGTACCTCGGCCAGTTGTTGCATTCGGTATGTCGTTTGCGAAATCCGCTGGGATTGTCCACTTAAACGATGTCCCAACATTATCAGCAATTTTACCTTGCTTGTTGCCCCACGCATAGCGTAGCGTGTGCGTAGCACCAGCTAATTTCCTGTCAATAGTGATATCTACCTGATTGCCAATGAATCCTTCCGCGACGCTCACCGAGCTCCCCCTTGGAATCGGCGTCAGTTTTATATCTTGGTTGCTGATGTCTAGGTTACCAGGGCTGTATCCACCTGAGCCATTGAAATGTGCACGCACACCGAAGACACCAGACCCATTATCAGCATGCCTTACAGTGATTGTGCGGTCAATCAACTGTATTTCTGAGTTTCGGCTAAGCATCACCGGGCTTCCTGAATAATCAATTCGTTGCCCAAAACCATCAACATACCCAGAACATTGATAGCTTGCAAATGTCCACCCTTGATTCAGCAATGCTAATCGAACACGCACATCACTAGTGTTATTTACGTCATTCTTTCCAACTTGGTCAATCCACAGCCTGATGCGATACCCACGGTCATTATTTGACCAAAATTCTACCATGATTAACTACCTCCCACATATCTAATCACGTTCCTGTCAGGATTGATGAAATCCTGTTCTTCTCGATAGCGTCCAATTTGGATAGTTTTCGAGAAAATACCGTTCTCAATGTGAATCACACCTTGTGAGATATACATTACTTCATTCCCAGCTGAGAACATCGAAATACGACCGTTTGGGCTGAATAGCATAGAGCTGGAGTTGTCGGTTTTACCGATAACAAGCCCTTCGTTCGATGAAGTCATGTAGCTGTCGATAAAGTTCCAACGTTCTGACATATCATTCAGATTGTTCTCTAGCTTAGCCACACGAGCGCTTGCGTCAGCCAAATTCTTCTCAGCTTGTGCTCGGTTGGCGTTATTTGCATTAACAAAATCTTGGTATGCCTTCACCCATTGATTAAGTATCTCAAGAGAGGCTTTAGCCTCAAGCTCGGCTTGTACCACTGAATTAACTTCGTTGAGCTTATTGAGCTGTGCTTGTGTCAAAACTTGGTCGGCTTTGGAATCGATGTCCTCTTGTACATCTTCAATTGCAGGGGTCCAGTCCGTTTTGACTGTTCCTTTTTCGATTTTCACTTCCCAAACAGATTTGCTAGCTGTTTTGTGATATGTGTTGACACGTAGATGATAGTTCCCTGTTGGTTTAACCCAAGTAATCTGCGTTCCTGTAGTACCCGTTTTTAAATCAGATACAATCTGATAATTTTGGTATTTATCATCAATCAACCAAAGTGTCACATTATCGCTCTCAACATTTGCATTGTGTAGAGCAGTAAAATTACCGTCTGATTTTGCGCTAACAAGATACTTTTGGTTTTGCTCTAAGTAAACAGAAGTTTCGGTTTTGTACAAAACATTATTATCAAAATTCGTTGGTTTTTTATCCGGCTTAAAAGGTCCTTTCGAGCCTTTTAAGAGGTTGCGACCACCGACAGACACGCTACCAGCAGTGTCATTCCAAGAGTAATCAGCTGGGTTAGTGCTATTTGCCTTATCAAAGTTAGTACATATACCCAGATACCGCTTGGTCCCATCTTGCGTTAGACTGAAACCAGTTCGACCATCAGCGCTATCGGCGTAAGCAAAATGGACGTAAGGCGTTCGTCCGTCTGCTCCAGCTTTACCTGGAATACCATCACGGCCATCACTACCTTTCCATTTAGACCAGCGATAGTCTTGTGGATTCCGACTACCCGTAGTATTGAAATCTTGGTACATACCGATGAAAGCCTTGTCAGTGTCGGTCTGGCTAAAACCGCTACCAGACACGGTGTCAGCGTAAGCAATGTGGGTGTACTGTGTTTTTCCATCAGCCCCCTTAACACCGGGAATACCTTGGTCTCCTTTAGGCCCAGTGTCGCCTTTATCGCCTTTAGCCCCTTGTTCCCCGATTTTAGAAACTGAGTATCCAGTTTCGTTAGTGTTATCTGTGTAGCTCCAAACTGTTTTAGTCCAGAGGTATTGCCCAGCTGGTACGCTAGGTACTTGGCTAACCCAACCAGTTGTTGGTGGGACTGTCCCAGATACCCCTTTAGCGTAGGTGATTGCGGTGCTATGAATACCGACACCATCTTTGCCCGGAATACCATCAACGCCACTGTTGCCATCTCTGGCAATATAGTTTTTCTGATAACCGGTCTCATTTGTATTATCGGTATAAGCCCAGATGGTCTTAGTCCAAAGCCATTGACCTTGAATTAATTTCGGAGGTGTTTGAGACCATGTTCCGGGTGTAATGCTATCTGATGCTGAAATTCCATAAAGAACCGTCGTGCCTCTTATCCCAACCCCGTTTTTTCCAGCGATGCCATCTCGACCATCTCGGCCGTTTAATCCGTCAGAAACACCGACGAACGTGATTTCATCGCTAGCAACTTCTTTCTCACCTACCCAAGCCGAAACTGTAATTACAGTGGGTTTGGTAATCTTGCTTGCGCTCACAGTGTAAGTTAGCCCAGCCCCAACGATAGAACCGTCAATTACAAATCGATAAGTTGCATTAACCGTCTGATTTCCTCGCTTTAATGTTGGACGCAGCGTTGACTGCCCTGTATTGTTTTTAAAGATAACACCGTTATCCGTCGAAAAAAGGATGCTGTAAGGTCTACTGTTCTCAACCATCCGTTCGAAGACGGTTCTAAGGTCTCCCGACGTCCTAGTTTCAAGCTCTTTGAAATTACCGAAAGTTGTTGTGTTATTTGCTGGATTGCTAAAACTAATCTTTTGCTCAATAGCACGAGCCCTTACGTCGAGCGACGGGACAAAGCCCTTGTCGTGAATTGTGATAGTATCCCCTATCTCAACATCAACGAACCCATCGACTTCGTAAGTGATAGCTGGATAGGCATTCTTTCGCAAATTCGCAATCCCTGCAGCACGGATAACTTTCGGATCATCACTGTCAACTTCTAAATCCTTTCGAATCCACTTATTATCTTGAGTCGAAGCCCCAAAAGTCGAAGGGTACAAGTTGGCTGCATGAGGTGCATAGAGACAATTGCCCTCTTGTTTGAAGATAACAATCCCTTTGTCATTCTTTTCCTCCCAAGCCGGGAGACCATCGATATAGACTCGCACTTCAGGGCCGTTCTCGGGTTGCTCTTTTGCCTTCCCGTACGGGACAATCATTGTATAGATTTCGGTCTTATCAACTTTTCTCGTCATCGATTTGATGTTCTTTTCAAACGTCAGACGGATATCGCTACGAATTCGACCTACGCCAGCGTGTGAATCGTCCGCTTGATGGTAAACATTCAGAACGAGCTGTTTAATAGAGCTATCGTCATTAAGTCTAGTCACAAATTCAACTTCAGCATTAAATTTATTAGCTAAGCTCAACAACCTTGCTAACTTCGTGTCTTGTCCCTCCCATTCAAGTGTTTTTTTCTGGTCAGAGACTTCATTGACAGCGAGCGTTACCATTGCAAATTGAGGAATATCAAACGCATTGAGATATTCTGCAAATGACATAGCTTTTTCAGCCTTGTAAGCATTCGTGTACTCATTTATCAACTCAAGGTTCAGGTTCTCACAGTAACATCTCACCCATCGCTCATTCTCTTCAACTTTCATAATATTAAACAAGTACGTTTGGCCATTGTGTTTGAAGGAAATGAAAGAGCGTTCGTTTAGTTGATTGTAAAGCGGTTGGTTTGCTGCATCGCTCAACAATTCCTTTTTCGAAACGGTAAACTCGAACGTGCTAGATGCTGTCTCAAGATTGCGAGTCCAAGTATCGTCGTAGAAGTTTAACGTTTCTTGTTTTTCGTTATCAATGAAGCCAATCTTTTGTAAGTTGGCGTCGTGAATCGTTAATAGCATTACAAATACCTTTCTTCAAATTTTACAGACACAGAGGGCTTGTTCGTGACCCATCTTGAGCAATAAACTTCGAGTTGAGACTTGCCAGGAGGAATTGTGATGAAGTCAGAGCCTTGCACAACGTCAACGATTTTCGAAATATTATCTACTAGTACAGTGTCATTCTCGCTGTTTATCACAACTTCTCCACCAGCTCTATATCGATTGGGAACTTTGCGAACCCCTACAACATAGTCTTTGCGATAGATGAAATCATCTAAGTACATGTGGCTAACTTGCGGTGCGTTCCCAATCTTGCTGAAGATAATGTGGATTTTATCCGATTTCTTACCTTTGATTTCAGGAATGGTATATCTAGGGTAAGACCCCCACCAGTAAAATTGGACGACATCGTCAAACCTTTGGATGTCTGACCACCCTCTAGGTTCGTTAAACGGGTTGTGCTCTTCTATGTGTGTCCCTAGAAACTGCTTTCTGTCAACAAAACGGTAGCCTCCCCTGCCATCGCTGGCTAAAAAGTTGTATTCACAACCCAGACCGCTACCACGTTTGTAGGTTTCGACGCCATACAAAAAAGTTCCGCTTGCATCTGTGACACTAATTTTCAAATAACCCATCTGATCTGCAGAGCCTAGCCAAAAAATTTGCCTCCACCAGAAGTACTCGTACAGAGCGCCTTTTACACCGCTGGAATCCCTTGGGATATCAAATGTAACCGACGCTGTCTGACCGCTCTGCAACGCAATGTGGGGGCGACCCCAAGCGTTGTCGATGTAAAGCGTGCCGTTCGGTCTGGTATCGTTGCTATCATTCGTGATACCAACGTTTTTCAAACCTTGTGACAATCCGTTAGGGATTCTGTGTTGTCCATTAGATGAAGCGTAATCAAACAAGACCTCTGACTGCTTGTAAGTCTCTGTATCCCCTTTTTGCCTATCGCCAAGCTCCAAAATACCACTACTGTTAACCAATCCGATATAGCCATTCTCACTATTGTGCTTCACTGTGATTATCGGATGCGCATCAACTGATCCGTCGTTGACAAGGTCAAATACCAGTTTGCCGTTTTCTGTTTTAGGAGTTTCGAAACTTCGATATGTAGTTGAGTGTGCGACTCCATCTGGGACCATGAATTCAATTTCAGCTTGGTCATACCAGTCGGAAATGCCTTTTAAACTAACATCACCTTTTACTATAGCCAGATAGTATCTGTCTGGTTCGTCTGGCAATCTCAACTTAACAGGTTTGTCAGAATGCAACACTCTAGCCGCTTGTTCCCTGACACGATAAAACATGCCGTTATCAACTTTGGCTGGCTCGTTCGGGTCTACGAAAGCAATGTCTTCAAGATGTCTTGTCGCTAAACTAACAGTAAGTTTGATTTTTTTTGCACCAAACGCAACTTGTTGAATATTGACCCCGATTTTAGGGGCTGAATCCGTCGTTATGTTGCGTTCATTCCCGATTTCGTGCGACACTTTGATTAATTTAAAGTAATCGTTCAAATCGTATCCATTGAATTGAAACACAGCCATTATTTAATACCTCTCATGCGTTTGTAAGTAAAATCTTTATCTTTCTGGTATGAAGTCAAATCGTCTCCTGTAGCGTATGCAAACTCTCGACCATCGACACTCAATGAGATTGGACGACCGATTAGTTCAGTGATGATATCCATTGCTTGCTCGAGACGGTCCATTCTACTATCGTCTCGAACCGACAAATCAACGCTACCACGAATTAAACCACCACCAAAGCCATCAAACAAGTCGTTGTCTTCGAACAAGTTTCTAGAATCTATTGCGTACTCACTAGCCACATCAATCATTTCTTTGATAGAGTCTTTGACAAATTTTACACTTCTATCAATACCTACAGCCATCCCTTGGCCAATGTAGATACCGACTTCATCACGGAATAGTCGTGATGGTGAATGGATCCTAGCTTTTGCCTGAGCTGCACGCTCTGCTTGGGCTACAAGGGCGTTAGCAGCAGCCGTTACCGCACCAAGAGCAGACATCATACCAGCGGCCAAACCTTGACCAATCATTGCCCCTGCTGCTCGCATAGCACCTACACCAGCCATAGCACGGGCTTGTGCCGCATTAACTAGCGCACCCATTGCAGAAGATACAGCACCAACCGCCGATTGGATCCCTTGAGCAATAGCTTGTCCAGTTTGTTGACCAGCCTGTTGACCCATCTGAATCATTCGCTGACCATTCGATTGAACAGCTTGCGCCATTCTTTGCATTGCTGATTGCACTTGTGCCGCTGCGTTGTTCATTGCTACACCAATCAGTGGCGCTAATGTTCCAATTTGCATAATGGCAGTCGTAGCCATTGTGGCACTTGACGCAACCAAGTTGAACTGCGCTGGAATCAAAGCAATTGAGGCTGTCAATTGCATGACACTCGCAATTACCATAGTAAATTGGCTACTAATCAGTGCCACTGTAGCACCAACGGCAGTAAGGCTTGCGTTCATTGCAGTGAACTGTGTAGTCGCCGCTTGAATAGATGCCCCGACCATTGTTAATTGGCTATTGAGCATAGACAGGATTGTCCCGAGCATTGTGAATTGTGCCCCAAACATTGTCACGCCCGATGTGGCAACTAATAGTTGACTGTTGATTGTAGACAATGCGGTTGTGAAGGTCGTAAATTGGCTATTAAGCATAGTCAAGGCGGTACCAATCATGGTGAATTGAGTACCTACGAGAGTTAGGCTAGTGCCTAACATAGTCGTGCTTGATGACATTGTAGACATGCCAGCAGTAATCATAGTTAATTGACTAGCGAGACTGGTTAGACTAGCAGTCAATGTAGTCATACTTGCATTAACCGAAGTCATGCTAGAAGTCAATGACGTTGAAACTGCACTGAATTGAGTCAACCCAGTAGCAGCTTGCATCAATGCTGGCGCAAGTGTCATGATTTGTGTTCTGAAGGCTGTGATAGGTCCCACAATTGCAGTTAGACCACTGAGCGATTGACTAGCTTGGCTAGAGAATGTGCTAAATGCTGTTCCTGCTGTGGTCAATAGTGATTGTAGATTAGTGAACGACGATTGAATACTTGTAATCGTGCTTGAGAAATGACTTAAACCTGCAACAGCGCTAGAAGCCGAGCTAGACACCTTGCTCATCCCATTACCAAGCTGTGTCATGCCAGTACCAGCTTGCGCCAACCCAGCCGAATTGTTACCGATTGAACCAACGCCTTTGGCGACTGCCGCAAGAGATGCAGCCATGTCACCGAGGTTGGTATTGGTAATCTTAACCACACCATTAGCAAGCTGATTGAAACCAGAACCTGCTTTTTGAGCGGCAGTGCCGATTGAGTTGAAAACGTTAGCTAAGCCATCGAGAACTGATTTAATAGCGCTACCTGCAGAGGTAATTACGCTTGAAATGCCTTCAAACGCTGATTTGATACCGTCACCGATACCTTGCGCCGCTGTAGCGATAGATGTGCCGACTGATTGCACTACGTCAGCAATGCCTTGTAGTGCTGTACCAATCGCAGAACCAACTGAACTAATAACATTAGCAACACCACTAAGCGCCGTACTAATAGCTGTACCAATACCCATTGCAGCCGTAGCGATTGCCATTCCTGCCGCTGATACGACTGATGCAATTCCAGAGAATGCAGCACTAATTACACCACCAATTGCCGTGATGATAGGCACAATTTGTGTTATGGCTGTAACAATAGCTGAAATGATTTGGCTGATTATAGGTGCGAGAGTTTGAACAACCGTAACAATGGCAGAAATCACTTGACTAATGACTGGAGCCATCGTCTGAACGACTGTAACAATCCCTTGAA